TTCCCGGGGGATCTCCTCCCAGGTCACGCTATCGGCCGCATTCCACCAGTCTCCCTGGTGCGCCTTGCGAATCCAGTAGGACTTGGCCGCGCCAAAGGCATCGAGCACCACCCCGCCGCGCGACGAGTGCGAGTCGAACTGCTGCTGTGGGTTACTCAACCGGTCAGGGTCGATTAACTGCATCGCTGTACCGTACCGAGCACGCCCAGCGCCCATCCGTTCAGGGATGTAGCAGGCCTGGATCAACGAGTCGCCATCAATCAGCTTGTGCCGAAAGCCAAGGCGCATCATCTGGGTGATAGTCAGCGACCGCTGGGCATCGCAATAGCGGCCAGAATCAAAAGCCCAGGTCCGATAGTGCGCGCTGGCCACCTGGGCAAACTCATGAGCCCATGTCGCATCAAACGCTTTTTTGCCGGTGTAGGCCGCCAGAGCGCGCCAGTCCGGCTTGATCAGTGGCCGGAAGTGCCCGCCGATGGCGTTGTCCAAAATACGGGTGACCGCACCCGAGGCCCAGCCATCGTTGCGCACCAGATCACGTACCCGAGCGACGATGCGGTCGCGGTACATGTTGAGGTCGCCATCAGGCGAGCCAAGGTATGGGTTCCACCCGGCAACGTGCTCACCGTGAATATCGGCAGCGTCGTAGGGAGCACCGCCACCCGGGGCCAGCATTTTCCCCCGACTCGGCCGTAGAGGCTGGATCGGCTTGCCGTCGAGCCCAACAATCGATACGGGATTGGTCATCACTTAAACCTGAATGTAAGTGGCCGGCGGGCACGGGTGACGATGCCCAGCTGTTGCTGAAGCATCTGAATAACGTTTGCCAGTTGAGCAATATTGGCGCGGGTGTAGGTGATGCTTTTCGAGCCATCGCCCTGGGTGTACGTCGCAGTTTCAACCTTCCCGCCCGAGGAAAGCTGCAGGTAGGCCTGCTGCGCATTTTGCAAAGAAACCTGCAACGACTCCCGGGGTATGCCCGCCAGCAGACTGCTTGGACCGTAACGGCTCATAGGGTTACTCCAGGTATGCCCCGCCAAAGCGGGGAGGATCTACGCCAGCCGGCTGGCCAGCGTCTTTTTCTTGGCGGGTTTTGCCTGGATGACGCGCGGACCGGAGGCCTGCTCCTGCTTGCCCCCGTCCTCCTTAGGCTCTTGATCTTGCAGTTCGGGTCGGTGAACCGGCGTCCCGATTGACGCATTCACCTCTTCTGCGCGTTTGTTGAGCTTCAGCCCCATATGCATAAGCCCACACAGCGCTGAGTAGGCATAAACGCGGCAGTCGAGTGCTTCGTTGGCCCTGCCGTTTGGCAACTCCCAGACACGGTAATGTTGACCGCCAGATGTTTTCCTTACGGATCGCTCTGCTGTGAGTTGCGCGAAGTAGTTGATGTCTCGGCTTACCGGGAAGTGCATGTAGCCAGCACCCGGCTCCACAAGGTGAAGCCTCGAACGAACCGAATCCTTGGCCGCGTTAACGCCCAGGATCACCGGCCGGAATGACGACTTGTTGCGCCGGCTAGGCGTCTTCGTCGGCCATACAGGAGAGCGCTTGCCACCAACCGCCGACTCGCCTTTGACGGCCCATACGCGACGGCCGAGGCGCGCCTTGGCAAACTCATAAACCTTTTGGGTGTGGTGACCGCCGGAGTCATGACATACAGCCATGACTTCAAAGCCCCTGCCGTCAGCCCGGAACCAGATGCGGCGCAAATATGCGTCCAAACGATTCCAGGGATCCGGTGTTTCCAGGTCGCCCTGGATGACCTCGAAGTCAATCGACCAGCTCTCTTCGTTCAGCCCCCAACCAACCACCTCGCATTCAAAGCGGTCGCCCTGGGTGTCGACTCCAACGGTTACAACGGCAACGCCGTCCGGTACCTCTGCGCCCCACACCTCACAGCGTGCAGCCAGTCGGTCCTCTTGAAGTGCTCGATCTCCGCGATCCTCGTAGGTTTCACCGAGCACAAGGTTGACGAAGGTCTGACGCATAAGCGGATCGTCTTTTACTTCAAGCCATTCCGCGACCAGGTTGCGCCAGGACGCGTTCACGAAAAGGCTATAGGCCGCCCAGATGTGAAAGCCGGCATGACCCTTAAACGGCTTGGTTGCACGCCACTCACCACGCTCAACCATGTCCTCTTTGTCGGCTTCACGTATCACGCAGCCGGTTACCTTGCAGGCGTAGAACACGCTGTCAGGTAAACCGACGCCATTTTCGTCCTTGTCCCATTTCATCCCATAAGGAGTGTCTGGGCCGCCCCACTCTAGTACCTGGTACTCGCCGCAGTGAGGGCACGGAACGTAGTACTTGCGCTGGTCGCTGTTGGCGTAGCTTTTCTCGATCCGGCTTTCACCCTTTACCGTGGGTGTGCTGCCAAGAATGATTTTCCTGTTCCAGAACGATTCAGTTCGTTTGATCCCCAGCTTGATCTGATCGCCTTCCTTGCCGGCACCCATCACGGGGTACCCATCGACCTCATCGAACTTGACGATGCGGGCGGTGATACGCCGAAAACCACCGGGGCTGTTGGCACCCACAAAGGAGATCGAAGCACCGTTGCGGAAGATCCGTTTATTGATCTTCTGCCGCGCATCCTTTTTCTTTGGGTCTCCGACGATCTCGGCGAGAACCGGCGTATCGCGCAGCATCGGTTCGATTTCAGTGACGCTGTAATCCTCGGCGTCCTCTACTCGGGGCTGAACCACAAGGATCGGCGACGGGTCTTGATGGATGTAGTAACCGGCAACGTGGTCGAGGATCTTTGTGTAACCCACCCGGGCCGACTTTTGGACGGTGACCATTTCGACAGTCGGGTCAGTAATCGCATCCATGATCCCGATTTGATACGGGAAGGCATGAAACCGACCGGTCTGGGCACTGGTCTCGCGAGACAAGACCGCATACTTCTCTGCCCATTGGCTCAGTGTGAGCTTCGGTGGCGGCTGGATGTTCCGCCGGCGGGCAGACAACAGTCCGGCCTGCAACGCATCAAATCCTTCTGAATATCTACGCTCATCGCTTGTTGAGCCCATCTCCGTCACGGGTCAACTCCTCAAGCGCGTCAACAATAATGCCGTGTAAGGCGTCCTGCACTTCCTGTGCTGTTTTCAAACGGCTGATTCGGGGAGCGTGCTCCGAGGGTATCGCCAAGAGGCGACTGCGGACCTTGGCGTATTCGTCACCCACCGCCCGGCACACGTCCTCTACCGCTACAACGAGGCGGGCTGTCCGGTCATATTCAAGCTGCTCCCGCAAGGCCAGGTAGTTTTCCTTTACCCGCTTGGCCTCGTCGAGATTCATATCTGCACCAGTCGCGATAAGAATCCGAGTGGTGGCCTGTTCAACGGTCTCGCCAGGCTGAATTGTTACCCGCTTCAACACGGAGGTAACGGCGGCAGTTTTCAGGAGAGGCTTGTTACCCTCGCCTGCTTGGGTAACAACATCCGAACCGTCGCGGCGATATTTTGCGATCAGGAAATTGGACGCTTCGACATCCAGCGCGCTGCCGTCAAACACAAGCCAGCCGCGCTCTTTCCACTTGGTGACAGTCTTTCGACTGACATTGTGGAGCGCAGCAAATTCGCTTTGGTTCATGGCAGACCTTGTTACCTGTTACCCAAATTGAAAAAGTTTTCAAATCGACGCACAGCGCGGCGCGCAATGCCCTCGATGTCGAAGGCCTCAGGAGGGACCCAAGCATGGGGGGTGCACCATTGCGGTGCAATTACCACCCTCAGCGCGCAGACGCCAGGGCTTTGGCCATAGCCTCACCGAACACCGCGTTGAACCTGCGATCTACCAGCGCCTTTGCTCGGCTCCGATAGTTCAATCGTTTGTTCACGGTGAGCGAATCACCGAAGCGAATCAGCAGCTTCAAGTGAGCCGGCTGCTTTCGCTTAGCCGGAATGCGCTGCCATACACCGTTGATTGTTCCGGACTTCGAATTCACCGGACCGATGAAGATATCCTTGCGGGCCTTCAACCGATCCAGCACCTTGCGTGGCAGCTGTCCATATTGATCGAGCTTGATGTTCTTCGGGTTGAAGAGCGCTCGACCAGATAGAACGTGGCTACCACCATCCTCATACGGCGCCAGGTACTTGGCCGCGATGGGCCGAACAAACACCGTGGCCGTGAGCGTGTCTTTACGG